TTAAGAAATTAATTCACTGGACATAGGAATAGTCACTAGGCTGAACACTCTTGATTCTTCTTTATTCTTTGACTCAAAAATAACTTTTTGTAATTTAAAACCTTTTAACGAAGTATATTTATTACGATTTAAAACGCCAAAAATAGAGTTCAAGGATTTAATATCAACATCATGTACTTCTTTTATTAACTCGTCGTCTAATTTCACGAGTAAAGTTAAATTATCAGGGCACAATAAAAAGCTGACGTGTTCAGAGTTACATTTTTTACCTTTTTTTAAGCAAAATGATACCCACAGACTTGTTCTTATGTTTCTTAAGATGACGACAAGATTTAAAGCATTCATATTTATTCTCTTTTCTTTAATGATCCAATTCCGTCTTTAATATGTATGCCTTCAACCCTACGCTTATCTAAACGAAAGCGAAACCGGAGTCCTTCCGATTTTTCAATCTCTATAGCTCACCAGTCGTTGCCGTGAGTCTTTGGGTTTAAAAGATGGACAGTAATCAGAGCATTAAACAGAATTTTCTGCCCACAGACTACTCACTTCTGAATATACAATTGCGTCTGATTTCAAATCAGGACTACAATCCAGATTTATCAACAAGTTAGGTGATAAACGGGTAACATCAAACTAGCGTTTCACGCGGTATTGCAGGGTGTTTAACTACTGTATATTACCCGCAAATATGAGTATTTATGGCTTTGGAATATATTGTTGTTCTTGTTAACGAAATAGATCATGACGGAACTATTTTTGAGGATTTACTGACAGGAACGAGCATTGAAGAATGTACGGATTTTATCAAAAATAACCCTCTAAAAAATAAAACTAAGTATGAGGATCATAGGTATATAATTGAAGTAAGGGGCTATTAACCCCTAACTTTAAGAAAAATATTGTTTAATCATTGCGCTTGCTTCTGCTGTAGTTGCTCCGTTTGCTGGACCTCCAAAGACTTTTAAAAAATCTTTTTCAAACAGTGCTAGTTCATCTATGTCATAACGCTCACACCAAAGGCGGTGGTAAGCTGTATCGTGCATAGCTATCCACAGACCATCGTTAGCTGTAATTATTAATGAGCTATCAGACAAAGCCCATTCAGCGTAATTTTTTATTGATTTAAGTAAAGCCGCACCAGGATTAGTTTCTGCTAGTTCATGATCATAAATTAGTTTTAACTCAAGCCCTTCTAACAGATTGACAGGAGGCAATTGAACAAATAAAAGAGTAACACCATCCCAGCCAGCACCCTTTTTTGTGCTGTCTTGAGTTCTTAGCCATATACTAGCTTCAGTTTCAGGACCGTTAAGGTTAAGCATACACCAGATCATGATGCTATCTCGATACGCTCTCTAATTGAAGGTTTACCAATTGTGGTAGTCACTATCCCAAAACTTCTCTTGTATTGCTGTGTAACTGCGTCTTCTAATTTAAACAATCTTTCATACGGCCCACTTTCTGTAATTTCATTAGCTGTAGCATCCCCCGCAGTTACAGCTAATCTACCTGATACATTATAAACAATACCAGTTAGAATTATGTTTTCAGGCTGGTCATTTGATTGTATCAATTGCAATCCGTTTAACTCGCCATCTCCAGTTAAAGTCCACTGGTTATTAGAAAATGACCACTGATCCCCAACATTAATGGGGTTTTCCCACATATCTTGAGTCATCAAATCGACACCAACAAACCCAAGACGATCATCTTTAGTAAATAACTTAGACTCGTTAATCTGATTGGTTTTTGCTAACGGAGTGTCTAGAGAAACTTGTCTAATTCTAATATTAGAAAAGATGCTTGTTACGCCTGCTACTTCTTGTCTAAACTGATACCTAATCATAGTGTTTACAGAGGTTAAAAATTTGTGTGGGCCTGTACCAAAACGTAAAGAAGATATAGAACCATCTGTACCACCTACCACTTGAATGTTAACCACGGACGTTCCTGAATCATCATCACAATCAAATTCAAATAAAAATAAGCCTCCTGATGTTACTGGCTCATCTAAATCTACTTGATAACCTCCATAAGGACCGCTGGGGGTAAGAGTTACACTGTCACCTGATGCCTCGGCTATAGCTGAAAAACTACTCCCAGTATCCGTCCACAAATTAGGACCAAACTCAGCTACTTCATTATCAACAACACTCGTAGTTGAATAGTCTTTATCAAGCGGCATGTCTACTACTTGCTTAAATTCTGTTGTTAGAACTTTGACAAGTGATACATTAGTTATATCAAAACTTCCATCATTGCCGTTCGAGCATTGAAAAAACATTAAGTTAGCATCAACATTGTCGTAAACAAATCTATCTTTGTAGTAACCGTTATTTCTTATAACTCGCGAAAAAACACTAATAGAACCGCTATCTCTTACTTGTGGGTTCATATTACCAACTAAATTACTAATTCTATATTTTAGTATGTAAGTTTCATTCAGCGTAAGGCCAGATATGCTTTGTTTTAAAGTACCTCTGCTGCCACCTCCTGAACCTATATTGGCTTTTCCACCGGAAATACCTGAACCTGAGCCAGTAAAATTCCATTCGCTATCCGTAGCAAAATCACCATTAGTTACTTCGTCAGTACCAAAAGTAGAAGGGAAGTTATGATCATTTAGTTCAAAGCTCGCCACTATATCATCAAAGGCACTACCAGCATTTGGCCTATCAGCTAAAAACTTTATGTCTTGTTTTCCGTCCAAATCCCACGTTTTAGACTCTGACTCTCCGTTACCGAGTTGTAATGTTGCAGTTTGTCCTATGTATGAAAAATACAACGTGTGAAGTTTGCCGTCTTGGGGATTATTTATATGTATAACTGACTGTAAAACACCCCCAACATACGCAAAAAACCTTATTTGTTTATTCTCGCCAGTTGCCTTAAGGTCTATTACAATAGTGTCATCCTCTGTAGACCCTGAAGCAATGTTATTTGAACTACTATTAGTTACACCTAAAAAAAGATCTACTTTCCCACTAAAATCGCCTGAAGGATTGAAAGGCGAGGTAAGTGTATAAAATTGTTGTGCTGCTGATTTTAGTTTAGTAAAAAAACGAGTAATAGAATTTAAAAATCTTAACAATCCAAATACAGGGAGCAGCGCTGATTTTAATGCTGGCTTTAGTGCTGGTTTAAACATGACAACCCCTTATTAAACTAAATAGATTTTTGCGCCGTTGGTTAGAATCGGTCTAAAGTTTTCATGGAAATCAGCGTTAAAAAAATGATAGCCGTTCGCTGTAAAAATATCGCTGGTTTTCCAACCATCGTCTGAGGTTTCTGTTTCAAGTTTTGCAGTGCCGCTATTAAGACTAACAAAAACGCCGCGAGTTGTTTTATTGCCGCCAGCGTTGTCTGTAAATCCGCCATTTGATAGAAATTCATCTTCGTGTGCTACTGATTTCATTTTTTGTATTCCTGTTTTTTGCTCACAATAAAGCGCAGAGCGAGTCTGTTAATTAAATTAATTTGGTTTTTATATATATTGCGTTTTTTAGAAATTAATCTTAAACGAGCGAAACATCATCAAAAAAACTGACAATAGTATGATCGTAACCTGGACCAATATAAGTTTTGCCATTTGGATAATCACTAGTAAAAGCTACAACTTCTATTGAGTAAGTCCCGGCTTCTAAATCAAACGCGCCCTTCTTAAACGTGATCTTATTTCCTGCAACTGTGATGTTATCGCCGATTGGATCAACGTCAGTGTCTAGCACTTGTCCACCCATAACAATTACTGCTCTTGTAATCGTTAGAGCTGAAAAGTTAGTACCACCAGCTTGATCTTCATTGATTTCAATTGTTGCCGAACCATCACGGCCTTTTCGTGCTTGAATGCGTGACATAATTATTCACCAATTCCACCGGCTGTTTTAAGTGCGAAAGTAAAGTTGTTTTTAGCTAATGCCCCAGCACTAACAACACATCTAACCCAAAATGATTTTGTATCGTCTGCATTCATATTGCCAATGTTTAGAGCGTTGTTCAAACCCTCAGAGTCTGTAAAAGATACTGATCCGGGCGCGGTTTCTTCATCTGCAATAGTCTGCTCTGTTGCATTTATTGCGGCGGTACCTAAACCTAAACTCCAATTTACATTTGCATGATTTGTTTCACTATCTATGTAAATACGTGCGTTTGAGTAATCAACATCAGTGTCAATAACGATACATGCGTAAACTGTTACACCGTCCGTTGTTTCGGTGTCCGTAAAATCATCAAATAAATCAGACCCGTTAGTTGAAGATGCAGTAGCGGCACCGCCTAAGTTGCTAGTTGTTTTGAAGAAAGTAATAGCCATGATTTATCCTAATATTGTGATTTTGTTTGTGGGTTCTGTTATAGAAATATTTTGTGATGCTTCAGTGATAAAAATATTTTGTGATGCTTCAGTGATAAATACTTGTACAGTTGAAGCTCGGCGTATTGTTACAGTCTCACTGTTATATTTGGTTGTTATTACCAGTGTTCCGGCTAATCGTTCGTGATAGTTGCTTGTGATGTTTAGCGTTGATTGTTCACGCTGCAGGTATGTTGATTCGATTGAAATCGGGTTAACTGCAAGTTGCTTGTAACTGCTTGCAATATTAAGAGAGTCAATTAAACGCTCTTTGTAATCACTTTGAATATTTAGCGTAACCTTTGACCTTGATAAATATTTTGATGCAATATTTAAAGAGTAAATGGTGTCTAAAGATTCAGTTAAATAAACGCTCGTTATATTTAAGGCGCCTGAATATCTTTCAAGATAATCTGATTCTATTGATAGTGTTGTAATTAGTCTTTGAGTGTAAGCAGATGCAATATTAATTGTGTTAATTTGGCGCTGTTGATAAGCAGAATTTACATTAATAGTATTTGTTAATCGTTCAGAATATGCTGAACTAATATCAAGTGAGCTGCTAGACCTTTCTAAATATTTGCTCGATATATTGAATCCACTTTCCAATAATTCTTTATATGCTGAACTTATTAAAAGTGGTTTTTCTAATCGCTGTAGATATTTTGATGTTATGTTTAGTGAATATAATGTTTCTGTTTCTGTGCTATAAAATTTCCACCAATCATCAGTAGTACCATCAAATCGTTTTAAAGAACCATGTTGTCCATTACCTGAACCGTCAAACAGTAAAGTACCTGTACCATTAGATATACTAGGGTCATAGTCTCTATTGTTAGTGCTATCTTGATAATCTTTAAATTTTAGCCTGTAGAGATCAGTTGGCCTTTGCTCAGTGAAAGCTTTAAATATGTATATAAACTCGGCAACACCCGCAGCACTGACAACTACTTCCTTTATAAAATTATCGTTTTCATAAAAACGTACAGTTCTATTACTACCTGCTGTAAATCTCATCTCAAAAAGATATACCGCAGTTTCGTCCTTTGTATCTGTGACTGGGAAACTATGACTCTGATTATTAATCTTAAAGTCAATTATTTGCTCAACATCTCTTAGAAATAAGTAGTCATTAAAATTTCCTGCCGTACCCAGTATTAATGCTGGTTCTACGCCAATAGTGACAGCACTAAATTCTATATCCCACCTAACAGAAGTGTCGTTATTAGTATCACTCCGTATAACGGGTATTCTAACATATTGACTAAAATCTTCAGCCCTTAGAAAATATGCCATTTAACTAATTACGTCATAAGCATTATCAATAAACATATCGGGAAACGAAGGACATTGAATACGGTATTTTTTTGCACTTTCAACATTGCTAAATCCTGCAACTCTTACATACTCATGATCACCGGCACTAAAAGTTACACGCCTGTACACTTGAGGGTTGTGCTTTTCGCAATCGTCCGATGTAATGATGGTGCAAAAACCTTGCTCAACTACTACAGGTTTTCTTTGGATTGTACCCTTGGCTATCTGAAAGTCTTGCTCAGTTTTATTAGCAAAAGGATAAATAAGAGGGTTAGCATAATTAATAAGTGCGTCAGCAAATTCTTGGGGTACAACATTATCATTAACTAATTTATTAAGAGCCACCCCTACAGATAAAGGATGCCCGAGTATAAAGTTAAACTCAGAACCAAATTGAAATGACGCTTTAACAATCTTTGCTTGAGATGTTGTAGGGTTTTCAAGCAACTGATCAGTCAATTCGTAACCGTCAATATACGAAAGCATAACATCGGGTGACACAAGCTTACCTATAACTACTGAGTGAAGTTTAGCAAGTGCCAGTGTTTCATATTCTGATAAATCCATGGGTGATCCTATTTGATGTTTATAGTGCGTCTAACTGGTCTATATAAGTCTGCGCGGTTGCTATGTAGTTTGTGAGCTCTGCATCAACTTCAGCTTTACCGATTAATCTTTTACGTCTAATTAGGGCGATTAAAGTTCTAAATCCTGCAGAATTTGCTTCAATGTCTAACGCTGCATTTTCTAAAGTCATACCTGATGCCTCTACCCAACATTGTAATTCTTCCGGTATATCATCTGTGGGGCTTCCTGCTGCTCTCCAAACTTTTACAGCGTCACTCGATTGAACATATTCAACATCAACAAAAACACCGGCACTTGCCATTCTTAATCGCGCTCGCCCTGCTGCTTGGTCAATGGCATTTTTAGCATCAGATTTGGTCCATTCGTCCATGGGTGGTAAAGATAATTGGGTTGCTAAACCACTTGTTCTGACATCTATTAGCATTTTGTTAATTTGCTGTTCTGCTGTCGGTGTTCTAAAGCGATCTGGCTCAACGTCTTGTTTTTTTATAGGTTGATTATCTTCTGATAGTTCGTATTCATCTTGTGGGTATGCACCTTGTATAAAAGTTTCACCCTCTGATAATTCACTGCTTAATATTTCTTCCGCAGTAACTAATACATCATCAATTATTTTATCGTAAATACTGATTATTGTTGCAAGTTGGCTATCGCGTACTATTGTAAAAAATGCCATTTATAATTGCTCTGTCACGTTGATAGTTCATCTTGCAAAGAAATACTGGAAGTTACCAGAAACCGATGCTTGAAGGGTATAAGTTACACTTGAAGTAAGAGTTGTGATTTGATGAAAATTTGTAGCACCATCAAGTGAAGGGAATCTTCCCGAGGCCGAAAAGTTTCTGTTTGATGAACCATTTATTAACCATCTGGTTGTTATTGTAGAACTTTGGTTTGAGTCTTCGTTTCCAGACTCCGCAAAAATGTCCATGTCAAAGCGCCACCTGCCACCGGGTATAGTAATGACAACAAGGTTTTTAAATCCACCGGAAGTTGAACTAGTAGATCCTGAATCACCGTAAGTTCTAGCGTTAGTGCCTGGCCCCTGTGGCCCCTGTGGACCTGTGTTTCCTGGTGTTCCTTGCGCGCCAGATGGGCCGGTATTACCTGTATTACCTTTCGGTCCAGTGCTACCGGTATTGCCCGTGTTACCTTGAGGGCCAGTGTTACCAGTATTACCATCAGGGCCAGTGCCACCCGTATCGCCTCTTGGTCCAGCATCACCTCCGTCCCCTCGCGGTCCAACACTACCATCACTTCCTTTTGGTCCAGTGTCACCAGCACTACCTGGCGCACCAGGGCTACCGCTCGGGCCATTAGATCCTTGAGGGCCAGTGCTACCTTGCGGGCCAGTGCTACCTTGCGGGCCAGTGCTACCGGTATTGCCCGTGTTACCTTTCGGTCCATTTGCACCCGTATTACCCGTGTTACCTTGAGGGCCAGTGTTACCGGTATTACCTGTGTTACCCGTATTACCTTGAGGGCCAGTGTTACCGGTATCACCTTTAATTTCCGTCCAACTATATCGAGTTCTATTTGTAGAATCAGCTTCAACAAAGTCTGTATATTGCCCGATGTAAGTTTTATTGGCTGAATCAGATACGCTAAAACCAGAGCTACCATTTGAATTAGTTGCATAAGCAATGTGAAGGTATGAAGTTTGGCCCGCCTCGCCAGATGGACCTGGCAAACCTTGTGACCCGTCTGGGTTGGTGTAGTAGTCAAATATGTCAGGGTCAGCGATGCTTACTGTAGGCGATCTTTGACCCGCTACAATACCGAAAAAAGCTTTATCAACTGGCGATAGTGATATACCTGTCCCCTGATCATCATCAGCATACACATACCAAATATATGTTATTTTTGCAGCAATGCTAAAGTCTAATGAAGCAACTAATGATTTACGTTCAAGCCCACCAATTGCATAGACTTTGATTGTATAATCACCAACTTCTAACTGTTTTACAGAATAAAGCTTACCTGCAACGCCTGTGTTTATTATCTGTACGTCATTATCGTCAAGAATTATAATTTTATGATCGGTCGTTGTGCTTAACCATGCAATATTGACTTGTGTGAACTCGTCATAAACATCTGTTGAAGATAAGTTTGTTGGTGTGGCTGGCCTGTTATACGCTATTGTTGTGTCAGGTAATTCTGGTTTATCGCCGGTGTTTTGATCGTCGTAAATGTATGGCTGATGTTCTCTAAGTCTAAGTGATACTTGACCTGTACTTAGTGATTTTTCAACGCTTTCAATTCTAAATAATTTGCCTTCCCACCCTGCAGCTAACCTATAGGCGGGTAAAATATCGCCAACTTCTAGAATGCTGGCCTCTGGACCCCATATGACCGATGATCTTAGTTGCTGCCTGCTTACTTCTAAAATAGTTGATGCGTGTTTATGCGCTTCGTTGTAATAAATACAGGTATCTAGCGTGATAGATTTTTCGAGTAAAACGCCGTTATCTTCTGCTAATAATTCTGCTTCGCGTTCACTACCGGGCTCAGGATAAACAGCCTCTTGTTTAGTCCAACCAGAATCAGGATCCGTGTAACGACAAATAACACGATTATATCGATTGGATTTATTGCTGTTAGTAATCTTTCCCCAACTAACAAAACCTATTTCTTTTTCGTCTAATGTAAAATCAACCGGTTCGTCATCTTTTTCAATTAGAACTTTTAGCTTTCCGTCACTGTGGAATAAGTACCCACGACATGCTTTTAATAACGTGTTGACGTTATCGATTACTGAATTAGACGTATCTAAGCTAACGTTACTAGTGAATAATTTTCTGTTTACACCACTGCCACTGAATGTTTCTACTTGAATATCACAAATTGGTCGTTCTGACTGAAAGCTAGAAACAACTAGTTTAGAAGTGCTTAAACCCTTGCCATAAATTGGTGATTTTAATAAATCATAAAGTTGGCTGATTGGGTTTTCTGAAGAAGTCGCAGCGCCACCGCTTGGAGTTGATATTTTGCGACCTGTCCACTCTGCTTTATGATCGGGTTGCCCTTGCCACACATCTGGCACCATTTCAGATCTAATGTATGAAACTAACTTTCCATCGTAAGTGTCAGTGTTTCGTTTTCCTGATGCGCTTAGTAATGGATCGTTATAACTCGTAATACCGTTTACAAAGTTTTTTGCATAGTATACGCGGCCACCTGGTACATTAAATCGTGATGATGATGATTGTTCATCGTCTACAAAATTATTTGTTATACCACCACAATTACCCTCACCCCAGACAATAATCTGATGCAGCAAATCATTTTTTATATCATCGTTATCAGCGTCATTAGTTGCCTGATAAACGAGTAATCCTGAGCCATAGCCGCGACCGTACAATATAGGTATATTTGCATCAGTGTTAGCCTTAGTAACATCAATTCCAATCTCAGCTTTAGGAATGTCAGGAGTTAACCAGCCGAAAGCAGCACCAAAAAGAACGTCTAAAAAATTCATTACGGCTCCACCGGTGTATTGAAACGACCAAACTCTATTTGTGTTGAACCTAGTGAGCTTCTACCGTTTCCAGATTTGCCCCATGGCACTGATTTAGTGGCTTTGGCTGTATGTTCAAAACCTGTGTCATTTGGATAGTGAATATTTTGTGATGTGCTGTTTGTCTTGATGCCAGCCTGTTTTTCAAAGTCTTTCCATATACTGCTTACAGTCAAAGTTATTTCGTAAGAGCCAGAAGTATCAATTGACACATCAGACAAAAGCCCGTCATAAGCTATTTCAGCGCGTATTAAATCGCCGTTTTTATCGTTGTATAATTGTATTATTTGGAGTGGGTTGTTCATCCAGTTTTGAGATAAAAACAAAACAATAAATATTGAATCATTGCCATCAATTACAATGTCTGAGTCTTCTACTTTAGGCGTGCTGTTAATCTCAATTTCGTCAACATCAAGCAGGTAACCTGGTAAATATGTGTTGCCACTGTAGACAATTTCTATGTCGTTATTAGTGATGTAATACCACGTTGTACCTATTCTAAATTTACATAGCGTATTGAGCTGAACATGCTCTTTTAACGCGGCTCTTTGTGCTGCTGTTACGCTAATCATCCTTGTTCGACCAAGGTAATATCAAACACAATAAACTTGCTACCTGAGGCGCTGACATCCATCGAAGCGTAATCTTCAAGACAGCATTGGAAAGATACGTTATTACCGTATTTAATTGTTTCGTTTTGAGTGGTAGTTTTGAATATCTCAGGCGTGATAGTGACGTTTAATTGACCTGAACCATTTGCGTTTTGGTTATCCACCAGCCGGTATACTTTTTGGTGGTTGCTGTACTGTAAAAAATCACCGGCACGCACTGCACTATTTAAGTTATTGTTAAAACCACTGATGCTAGCTGATTTGGTGCCTGCATTGTTTGCTGTAGTGTTAGTTAATCCGGTTCTTGTCGCGAGCTCAGGCAATGGGCAAGGGAATTGAATAATCTCAAGGCTACCTTCTAAAGAATCAAGATAAGCCGCTGCAGCCATTCCTTCAGCATAAGGTAACGGTGGTGTGGTTAATTCAATCATCCAGTAATTTTTTTTATTACCTTTCACACGCGAACGCTTATACCTGTTTGGAGGCGTGCGAATGTCTACCACTTGCGTAATTGATACGCTGGCAAAATCTGTGAGTCTAAAAGTCAATTGATTATCCTAAATGCAAAAAACCGCAATTAAGCGGCTTTATTTGAGTTTAATTTTATTTAGAAAGGTGTCTTCATTACTTGCTGAACCATCCGGCCAAACTTTTTACGCTGTCTATCTATCTGGGCAAAAACATCATCATCTGCTTTACCATGTATATTGACGATCATAGTGGGTTGCATGGTTTGGCTGTTCATTTTATTTTGGTCAACAATAGTCTCGTTTGGATGAACTGTTGCATTCATTCCGCCCCGTCCGTCAGTACCACCGACTCTTGGCCCCGCCCCCGTATAACCACCGCCTTCAAAACTCCCAGCGCTTTTTACACCTTGAATTGCTATTGCGCTTTCTGCTGTAGCAAATGCGATGGGTAATAAGTTTACGGGAAATGGACCTGATTTTACTGCTTCTGATATTGCTACGAATGAGTTCGCTAATACTTCTTTTAATTTTATACCCTGCTTAATTCGAGCTACTTTTTTACTACCTTGGATTTCAAGATTTCCAGCTCTCTCTAAATAGCTTTTTTTATCTGCTAGTTCTTCTGATGGTTTCTTTCCTTCGGTTTCTGTTGATTGGCTAGAAACTGTTTCCGCTATTTTTTGACCATTTTCAGACGCTTTTACATATATTTCATCAAGCTTGAGAAGCATTGCTTCGCTTGGAATAGTTTCAAGCATTAAAGCCTGTAATTCTTCTTTAGTGCTTTCAAGTGACTCACGCATTTTGCCAGCCACGTTGGTAAGCACATCAAAACCTTCTGCCTTACCCAATGCGTTTATGCTGACTAGCATTTCTTGTGCTGTGCTCGAGAACTTGGCGCCAAATTCTAAAATTTCGCGTATTGGTGCAAGTACAAAATTTGATACGCTGTTAGCAAATGGTACGAGTACATCATTGACTATAAAGCTGAACACATTAGCAAACAGAGCGCCAAAACCCACAACGCCTAATTCAACTGCTTTTAAAATTACTTTTATTCCTCTAATACCGTCCGCAAATACACCGATAACACCAATCGACGATCTAATTGCACTTTTAACTTTTCCAGCAAATCCTTCACCCTCTGTACCTGCCGAAACAAAGTTATTTGCTACGGCTTCAATAATTGGTGCCAGTTGAACAGTTGCTTGGAGTGAAGCGCCCTTCATTACCTGTTGGACCCGTAATATTGCATCGTTCGCCGCTTCAATTTTTGCACCATCTACGCGAGAAAGAGCTAATCCATATTTTTTCACTTCAATCTCAGCTGCTTCAAATCCTTCGCGGCCCTGATTGATCGTATTTAGCAGTTTTATACCAGAACGCCCAAAGATGTCAGACGCTAAACTAGCTTGTAACGTTTTATTTTCGAGCCCTGCAATTGATTCAGATATTAATAGGAATTGTTCATCAGCGTTTTTACCCGCAAAATCATCAATGCTAATACCCAAGTCTTCAAAAGCATTTATGCCTGTACCTAACCCGCGTTCAGCCTCACCAATTGTTCGCGTCATTTTTTCAAGTGACTTTCCAAAGCTTTCCGTTGTTTCTCCATTTAATTGGGCTAAATGCTGAAATGCTGCTAGTTTTTCCGTAGAAATACCGAGTCTGTCAGACATTTTTGAAAGAGCATCGCCAGAATCTAAAGAGCCTTTGATCATAGCACCAAAGCCAGCAACACCAACAAGACCTGCTATCTTTGCCTGCATCCCACCCATACTAGCGGTGGCGGCTTGGGTTCTGGCTCTAAATGTATGTAAACTTGCAGTTGCTTTTTTAAGTCCGCCGTTAAACTTCTGAGAATTTAGGCGAAGATCAACTGTAAGCTTTCCAATTTCAGCCATGTTATTTACCTATTAATAGTTTTTCGATTGCTGCGGATCTGCCCTCTGCTGTTGATTGCATAATGCGATTTTCCCAAAGCTCTTGATTGAAAAATACTTGCCACTTGGTTAGCTCAGTTATAGAAAGAGAGTCTTCAAGTTCTGACACTGTTTTACCCAACCGCTCTCCGAGACGAAAAAGAAACATCTCGTCAGGTCGGGCTATTAGTTTTTTGCGGTTTTCAACGCTTTTTCATCGTCCATTACATTTAGTTTTGTAAAGGCATCTGATAACTTTAAAATAAATGTGCCGGGTGATTCATCAGCAAATTCTTCAACGGTATATTCAGCATTAAAAACTTTGTCACCGGCTTCATTTAAAAGCCCGCATTTCAAAGCAAATAAAACAGTATCTAAATCTGTACCATCCTCTTGCTTGTATGCTTCGTTTAATTGACTGATCGACAGTTCACGCAAAAAACAAACTGGATATTTAAAACCAGGTAGATTAACTTTTATCTTTTTGAACATTATGTAACTGGCCCTGTGATTTTGATTGATACTGTTCCATTTATAACCCCATCAATACCACCACTGATCGAGTCTGCATTTTTAACCAGTCCATTAAATGTTAAGGTTTTTTCATTTGGCAACGTAAGTACAAAAGCTTTTACAGCTGTTCCCGCATTTCTTAAAAGTTCTTGTCCTGCATCATCATAATCAGGATGTATCTCCATTGAGAAAGCACCAAAATCTTTTAGACCTAATTTAAATTCTTTGGCTGTTGATGCTAGATTGGTTACATCAATTTCCGATGCTTCACCATCAAGGCCAGAAAAAGAAATAATGTTTTTTATTGCGGTGGTTTCAATTGTTACCGTTGAGCCCTGCGCGTTTATTGCTGTGTTTGACATATTTATTACTCCGTAAAATGCAAAAACCCGCAACTAAGCGGGTGTTGTTTGGGTAGTTAGGGTTTATATGGTTTGTGTATTAATTTCTGATAAGTAAGTTACAACAAATTCAAGTCTTGTAGATGCCGCATAATCTTGGCCAGCGCCGACATAATCGGGGGCGTCTTGACCTATAAATTCAGTACCAAAAACATAATCAAACCCATGCTTTGCATCATTCATAATTAAGTTATGTACTAATTCTCTAATGTCTAAAATTTCACCGTCGAGATCTGCTGATGTAGAACTATTGTATATATCTATGAAAATACTTAATTTTTGCCTAGTCGTATTAATGTTAAATAGCTCGGACGGGTCGGCGCCCATCAAGACCACGATGCAAGGATAAGTTTTAGGTATCTCCAACTTACCTCTTAGTATTGAGTAATTGTTTGTTACGCGAAGTGTTTCCATGTACTCATAGAATTTATTTAAAATAGGTTTGGCTCTATGCATGTTTTAAATCCATTTCAATAATCGGATCGTTAATGTCAGGAATGTGATCAATCTTATAATTAACACCATCAACATAAACGCTGTCACCGCGAACGAGTAGAATTGCTAAATCTTTATCAACAGATAATGATAAAGTTTTTCTAACTCCAACATCATCAATAAATTCTTCATCTTTAAAAATCGCGCTGTACTCAATACCTCTTATAAAAACAGGCTGGCCAAAAGTTTCAAGCGTTAGCTTTTTTTGCCTATCTCGTACAGCGCTAATTTTTGGCATTACACGACTTGGCCAGTAAACCAAACGTCAGCGTTACCATTAACTTTAGCAGTTACGAAAGCGCCAATTTTAATACCGTTGCTTGATGAAGTGGTAATTGCACCCGTCGAAGTTGTCATGTAAGCAGTCGCGCCTGCTGTTGGCGATGCTGCTGTTGGCACATTAAATACACCACACGTATAACCAACAAATTCATCGCCCTCAGCTGCTGATTCATGTACAACCACCGCAACAGAACCGATTTGTAAAGTTTGGCCGCTTGTTACGCCGCCTGATGGGGCAACAAGCGTTAACTGGTCACCTGAATTAATATAATTCTTCATTCTAAATTTCCTTCAAAAAAAGAGAGGGCAACTATTTAGCTGCCCTTAGATTGGGTTTACGCGGCACCTTTCGACTTGTACATGGTGCGGAAATCAAGAGGTGATACGCCAGCATCAATACGTACCTTCATAGAAGTTCCATCAACAGACCAGCCTTCAACCTGATCAATAAACGGTGATGAATTACCATCTAAATACGCGACTTCGATTGTGTCAAAAACTTGACTAGCAGCTAAATACCAAGCGGTTGTGCTTGCGGCATCCAAGCGAGGATCAGCAATTGTTGTTGCCATTCCTGCAATTGGGTTTTTCTGCCCGTTGGTCTTACCTGGATAAACCGTATCAGTCATTAGTGAATCAGCGTCTAATTCAAGCGCGGCAGGTACTAACAAGAATTGAGGCATAATATTCAACACATTGTCGCTACCGTCTTTTTGTAATTTCATTGCTGTTCGTCCAGCGCTTACACTACCTACACCTAGAGAGCTTGAAGCACCTATTGCGTAGTTATTGTGATCAGCATGGAACAAAGAAACATCATCAGACATGTCAGGGTTTCCAGTTAATATTGCATACACTAGATCACCGATAGTACGAATAGCAGCACGACCCATGGATGCAGGGATGCGGGTAAATGCGCTCAGGTCGTCGTTGATAATAGCTTGGCGAGTAATTGAGAAAATTTCTCCGTAAGTTGCCAAAACGATATCTTCACCACGATCACCAACAGTTGCATATTTATATTCAGCGCCAGGCTGGACTTTTCGCAACGATGGGAAACTGTTTAAAGCAACGCGCTTGTTGACTTTAAAGTCAGAAAGTTGACCTGTGCTGGTCCATTGCTGGAATGTTTCATCAGCGTTTTCATAGCCTTTAAGCATCGCTTTATTAGCAACATCAGCCAAAATACTACCGAAATCACTTGAACTATGAGTAAAAGCGGCGCCAACCAATGCCATTCTGTCACCGTATGCACTTACACCAACACCTTTATGCTCTAAAGCTGCGCGAGCCATTTCTGACATGCTCATCATTCTAAAAGGGTTGTCGCGGGTAAGTTCATTATCTTCAAGCTTAATGTTTGCACGACCTTTAATAGCCGCAACCATTGACTCTTTAACAATTGAACCGTTACCAACATTTGCAAGGTTAGCAGTGAAACCACCAAAAGAGGGTTCAGCTTTTTCACCCAATTTAGCAAGCAATTGCTCACGCGCTTTTTCTACTGTGCATTCCATGTCTTCAATGCAACCGGTTAACATTTCGCCGTGCTTTTCTGCGAACGAACCAAAAGCGGTACGAATGCATTGCTTACGTAATGTTTCACTTGCTTGAAAGTCTGAAACGGCTTTCGCGGCTACTGCTTCAACGTCGATAGCTGCAACAGGCTTTACTTCGACAACAGGTGCCGGCTTTTCTGGAATAGGCATGACGCCTCCTTTTGGGGTTTTGTCGGCAGCTGCCAACGTCTTAAATAATGACGATTTGTCATTTGTGAAATTTTGAATTTTCGTGGTGTCAAATGATGCGGCTAACTGAACCTGTGCACTGACTTGAGATGCAAATCCCATTTCTACAGCTTCGCTTCCTGTCATCCATGTTTCTTCATCCATTAACGCGCCTATTTCTTCCGCGTCTTTGCCTGTTTTTTGAGCGTAGGCAGAGATAAGCGCCTGCTTCATTTTGTCTAATACTTCAGCGGTCTTGCGTAATTCGTTTGCGTCACCCATCGCGCCGCCCCACGGGTTGTGAATCATCATCAGCGCGTTTTCTGGCATTGTGATAGTGTCACCAGCCATCGCAATAACTGAGGCCATTGAAGCGGCCAGCCCGTCAATAATTACATTGACTTGTGACTTGTGATTTTTAAGCAGGTTGTAAATTGCGATCCCATCGGTGACAGATCCGCCGGGTGAATTAATGTGTAAATCAATAGCGCCGTTTGGGTTGACCTCTTTTAAATCTCTTGCGAAATCTTTAGCAGTTACCCCCCAATAGCCAATTTCATCAAAGACATAAATCTCTGTTGCGCCATTGGCTAGCGCTTTCATTTCATACCACTTACTCGGCATACTTTTCTCCGGTCATAAAAAAACCCGCTAGATTGGCGGGTTAATTAAGTTTTTATTTAAGACTAATCTTCTGGCTCTGGCTCAGGTGGTGCCGCTTCGCTTTGCTGCTTTTGAATAACTTCATGACGATAATCTGAGCTGTAAATTAGATCGTTATCTTTATTCTGCTTAATTTCTTGGATGCGCTGCTTTTTAACTTCTTGTGGATTTAAGCTTCGTTTGCGAATAACTTCTGCCTCAGTCGATACGCCCATCTTAATGTTACGCTCCGACGCTTTAGATTCTTTATCAGGATCAATCCACGGCATGACAGGACCAATGTAAACCGCATTAAATACGGTTTCTAAGTCTATGTCTAAAGGTGGATTAAGCATTCCTGATGCAATACCCATTCGAACAGCACGACGATAAAAAGGGCGGGACCATTGAGTGATAAACATTCTTTGTAATGTTTCATAGCCTGCATAGCCCTCGACCATTTCTTGACGCTGTGCTGAATAGTTACCATCGTATTGACCTGACAATGTTGAAAATGTGCTACGGGTTCCGCTGGCTACTGCTCTGAGCATTGAATCTCTAAACGGCTGAAGTAGTGCGCTTGGTCGGTTGCTTTGAATTGTTCCGACTTCTTCACCGGGTCTTAAATCGTCAAAGACTGCACCAGGGGATAATTCAAATAATCTGTCACCTTGTGAATTTTGTTGCATCCCACCAGCTTGAAGATCTTTCTTGATGTAAGCAGCGAGGACCGCTGAAATTCTAGCGGCTACACGCTCTGATTCTTCATAGTCTTTTAAATCTTCAAGACGAGTTATTACACCGTGTAGTATTGAAATACCTCGTGCTTGACGTAATCGATTTTTATATTTTATGTGTTGAACATTAGCTGCAGGTGCCGCATAAGTTTTAGTGTTAAAACCTTTTGCATCGCCCGGATGATTTCTATAGAAATGGTAGAAAACAGGCTGACCCCAGTTGTTGCGCTCGACACCTTGAGTGATCCTATCAAAATCATTTTTCTGAAATCCAAGAAAGTCGGCTTCTAATAATTCAACTGAGAAAGGTACATCAGTATTGTGTTTAAAATTTGCAACATTACCTTCAATATACTTAGCAAATATTTCACCATCCCTTAACCAAGAACGACAGATTAACCGCTCCATTTCTTCGCGTGACAATTCGCCAGTTGTTTCTGGTGCTACTGAAAGCTTTTCAAAGAACTTAGATAATTGCTGCGCAAATTCTTCGTGCTTCTCACCCGCTACCGTAAAAGGCATAGGCTCAATTGTGATACCGCGAGGACCAACTACTTTTTGTTCTAGCTTATCTAGTAGGCCAATGACTAAATCATGGTTTTCATCTAAGTATCTTGCTTGACCACGGATTGATTCAGCAGATCCCCACACGGCATTATCACCGCTTCGGTTATCAATCTTCATCTTACGATTGCGACCAGGCTTTGATGCGTCATAACCTTTCATCTGATCAGCTAACATTTTATCTTTTGCGCGTTGGACTCCCCACGATGGGGCAATAGCGATAATGGTATTTTCTAACCAATCCATTAGTTAAAGCTCGACAGAGAAAAAGGTTTTCTTTGAATAGACTGTGTAACCTTTCGCTCCCATTCCATTCGACCCGCACGAATCTTATCTAAGTCTTCAAGGCCCATAGTCTCACCACGAAAAGTGATATTTTTTCCTGCGAGCACGTCTTTTTCTGCCTGAATGTATAAATCAAGCATTTCTGTTTCTAAGCTCATAGCCAACTATTACCCGTATTGTTGATCCAACCGCCTGATTTTTTAGGCTTTGGTTTTGAAGTAGGTGAATTTAAATTGAATTTTTTGGTTTCTAGGGTGCGTCTTACTGATTTAAAATCAGGATTTAAGATTGTTATGCAGGCCATGTTATAAACTGATAAATCAAAGGCCTCATTTCTTGGTCTGGTCTTTTCCCATTTCTCTTGTCTAACACCTTTCACATATTTGGTAACCAATTGCTCTGATGTAAATTGTTGAAACCATTCCAAATCAAATTTTTCATGCACTGGAAAGTGCGTATAGCCTGGACCCGGTTCCAATACTCTGGACCGCTGCATCACAACCGCTTTGATCTTATGAACGTTGATGCTAAATAAGTTAACTTTTCCTAAGTTGTTTTTGCTGGGTCTGCCAACTATTGGACCATCTTTTGAACTTGCGCCTTTTATTGCAAAAACCCCATACCCTCGCCGTTTACAAAATTCATAAACCGGCTGTGTGTAATGACCACCTGTATCAATTGTGGTACCGCTAATGTCTAGCGTTACACCAGATGTATGTATAAAAGTTTTGTTAAGCGCTGCGTCCAACCGCTTCCAAATTTCTGGATGGTTTAAATCGCCTCTTAGAATGTCAAAATCGACTTTCCAATTTTCGTTATCTTTTCCGTGGGCTTCATACTGCAATTCAAATCTATCGTCTTGAACGTCAACAGCGCATGTGACCACCAGCCCACCTTCTGGAACTTGTGCTTCGTAGTGCTCACGCCTTGCATATAACAACTCAGGGCTTTGCTTTTCGCCTCCTTCTTCCCACGTTTCAGCAAGTGATACGTTGACAAAAGTTTGCATTGCACCCGTTGCTTTCTTATCAATAAACGATTGAACAATATCTTTTAATTTTCTGAACTTAGATCCCATCTCAGGGAAGTGATAACTGGCATGACCCTTAAAAGGTTTTTCAGCTATCCACTTGCCGTTATCGATAGCCCTAAATCTTGCTGCATCTTTCCAAAGTGAACCGCAATGCTCACACGCATATTGTGCTGACTCTGGTATGTGGTCACCATCATCATCACGCTGCCAGGTAACTTGGCCCCATTTTAAATACTGCAGTTCGTTGCAATCTGGGCAAGGTACGTGAAAACGTCTTCGATCACCTTGCTCGTAAGCCGATTCGATATATGAATTATTTTTAATAGTTGGCGTAGATGTCTCAAATAATAAGCGCTCATCACCAAACGTTGCAGAACGTTGTTCTAAAAGTGCTACTGGGTGCCCTTCCGCTGTTACATCATAACCGTCAGTTTCATCAGGGAATATTATCCCTGCTGACCTACCACGCATTGTTTTAGGTGAGCCCGCCCAAGCAAACATCAAGAACCCACCGGGGTAAGACTTCATGTTTTGGTTGTTTGTGCCCTCTCTCGCCCTCGGTTTTGCTACTCTTTCTGAAAGAAGCGGTGAAGCTTCTACCATTGGCGTGAATTTAACGTTGTCCCAAGTGCTCATGTCAGACTGTGACGGTTGCATAGCCATCATATTGCGTGGCTTGTGGCCTATAAAATAAGCCATTGCACATTGTTGCGCGGTTGTCTTTGCGCTTTGTGCTGCAAACATTAATGTAATTCTATGACACGTTGGATCATCAATAAGGTTTAGGGGCTCGACAATATGCGGCGTGTGCCTAAATCTTATGGGTCCGGGTATTGCGTTTCCTGCTGCAATTTTTACGTGCTTTTCTGCAAACTCTGTTGGATTTAATTGCTCTGGGGGCTCAAGAAATTTAAGAGCCTGTTTTGCTGCAGTGTGAACGCCTGCAACATTTGAGAAATCACTCGGCATCTTCTAAATCTATGTCTGCAGACTCAGAAAGAGCTAGCCTAATTTCATCATCAACGATTTTTTTAATTTCAGTTTCGTCAGTCATACCCGCAATTTGTGCAGAACATCTGCCCGGCACTAGAAGCATGCAAGCACTAATACCTATCGCCATATTTTGGCTGGTTTTCTCAAATTCAGAAATTAATCCAACCTCACCTTTAAGTTTTGCAAGCGCTAGTTCAAGGGTTCCAGTTTCTGCTGCCAACTTGCGCCGCTTCAATTCATCTTCACTAACAGCAGTCAGATCACCAACTGTATTTTTAACAGCTAAACCTTCCCGCCATTGTGCAACCGTAGCAGTGTCTAAAATCCAATCTTTACCAAGTGCTTTATTTGCCTTTTGATCAAAGGGACAACCCTGCTTAACCCAATTGGAAAGCGTGTTTCGGTGAACTCCAAAAACTAAGGCGCATTCAGATTGACTCACTTTTTTACCAGCCAAAATATGTCACCTGTGTTGTTGTTGTTTCGATTTGAAAATTTCTCGCACAACGCGAAACATGCGATGCGAATTACCCTCTTGGCTATGTGCTAGGGAGTACCTTTTTTTTATCTGGAAGTCCTGATTGCATTGTTTAAAGCCTCCTTAAAGTTTTTCACAATGACCTTCTTAGCTGTTGAATGTCCTCGCTCATAGAACTTAAAGCGCTTGGTGTAACTGGCTTTAGATGCGAAGTATGCTAAGGGCTTGCTTGATTTCTTTAGTCTTTGATATGCCACGTTGTTTGATATGTAACTCTTGCCTTGTGACTTCAGCTTACTCAGCTTTCCTCTAGGTAAATTACCGTACTTATTCTGCTGACCCTTGCGAGGTATGATCACTGGACTATCTCTAGTGCCCCGCCTAGTACCGCCTTCAATCTGATAACGTAGGTACTTGGCTTGTATTGGCTTAATCTCAACACTTGATACTAGTCTGGTCTTAGTAGACCTATTAACCTTGAATGCTTTCTGAGTGAAGGGTGTAGGTCTATCTATATCTTTTTTAAGCTGTCGCTCTATACCTGTCTTAACTTGTTCGGCTGTTTTGTTTAGTGCTACTGATGCAGCGAATGGTACTTGCTTACGCTCTATATTCTTAATGTTCTTAATTAAGCGTTTTATGTCTTGCTCTATGCTCATTGGCTCTTACTTAACTCTTGGCCTGCTTATAGATAAGAACATAGCCGTTACCTAGTTTGATCGGCATTACTCTACATCACGCTTGAGTGCATCAACTTGAAGTATGTGAAGCTCTTTCTCACGCTTATTTCTTAGTCTCTGAAAATAATATGTCGTGGCGTATGTGGCTAGACACATGATGATACCAATTGTGATTGCTAGTAATTCTACTGTTACGAATCCGATAAGTACTGTTGATCCGTTCACTGAGTAGCTAGCAATTGCTGATTTATCAGTCATGATCTAACAGGTCCAAGCAATTTAGATTTATCACTGCTTGATTTAGTGGTGCCTACCCAATAAGCAATTGAACCGGCCCATGCAGTAAGAACTTGACCAAACACCATATAAATTATGTTGGCGTTCTTTTCTGGTATCTCGGTTGTCATTAGCATGTATGCGCCACCAGCCACCATGAATGTAAGTAGTAGACATAACAGGGCAGGCATGAAGTGATCTTTGTGATGTGTTCTGGCGTCTGAGCGGCCTTCTTGCTCGAGTTTAAATACGTCAACGTCTAACGATTTCATTTTTATTTTGAAATCATTTTCAATTTCTTTAATGCTTAAAAGCTGGTCTGGTGATGCGGTGGCAATAAATGCTTCTAGCTCTGCTTCTTTTGCGTTTTCATTACCTAATAGCTTTGCTGATAGCATCTTAGCTGCAGCGCCACCCATGGGACCACCTAGAGCAGTGCCTAGAACTGGCGCAATGCTTTTAACTATCGATTTCCAATTCATGGCTTGTACAACTCAAAGTGAACTAGATCGTTAAAAGTCTGGTCAATTGTTCTGCCGTCCATGTCCCAATCACCGCCCCATCTAATAAGATGTGTGGTTTTCCCAGCATCAAAAAGCTGCCTGGATATAAGGTCAACGTATCCAGCAAACTTAGCCAATGCCTTGTAATCTTCGTAATCAACGTTACCTATTTCAATTATGTAAGGTGCTGAGTCAATAGCTTTTGATGGCTTAACGTTGTGTTTACCATCTGGCCATCTGACCTTGCTTACGCCATCTGCAAAAGCTCTGTTTTGCTCGTATTTCTCTCTGTGCCCACATAAGATTGAGTTGTTAATATACTTGGCCAACTCATTCCAGATAGTTTTAATATCTACATCACACGTATCTAATCTTGCTTGAGATGATTTTCCATATGGGAACAT